ATGTTAACATTTGATACTAGAGATATTGCTCGTAGCAACTTAGATCTTAAAGATCTGATACAGCAAAGTAAATCAGACGGTACCTACGACAAAGACGAAACTGCTATTGCTGAAAGTAAATTATATGGCCATGGCAATAATAAGCACATGAGTTTTGGCGATGTTGGTACACATAAACTAATTATCAAACATCGTGATCAAATTGATCCAGACCGTCACGGTGCCCGCGGTAGACAAATTGAACATGTATTTGTTGAAACTCCCATTGGTGAACGTTTTCTATTAGATCATACCAACTTACATGGTGCCCGTGCTACTGCTAATCATTTACGTCATGGTGGTCGCTTTGGTGACGAAGGCAGCAAGTTGATTGACGAAATGGTCAAGGAAATGGCCAGCATGAAACACTTTGTACGTAGTATGCGTAATCGTACATTTGAAGATGCCGAAACAACTGGCATGGTTGAAGCCGCTATGCATCGATACAACGAAGTCAAGGATCATTTAAAACGTTTCCAAGGCCGTAAAGGTCATGAAATGTTAATGAGTATGATGGGTATCCAACAAGAACCCAGTGAAGAGATTGACGAAGAATCATTGCGTGAACGTTTTGTTAAAAAGATTTATGATGATAGATTTAACGAAGCATTGCCCTATGTATATCGTGCATATAAACATCGTCAAAAAATGGACACTCCCGGCAGTAAAGAATTTGAATCTTGGGCAAATGATGTAACTGAGGCAACTTGGGAAGCTGATGCAGACGATCGCGATGAAACAGAATTACTGGCCATAGTTCAAGCTCCGTTGGCTGTTGGATTCGACGGAACAGATGCAATTGCTGCACTCAGCGGGTTAATTGATGATGAGTCATTGGGCGTGGCATTACGCAGACTTTCTGCCAACCAAGGACCTGATGCTGATGCCCGCAGAACTCTTGCTGGATGGTTAGCCTCTAACGGTGAATCGTCATTGGCAAATCAGATTATTCAAATAATGCAGAGTCAAGCACAATCAACCGAACCTGCGCCGTCTCAACCAACTCCACAACCGCAGTCAACTGGAGCAACTACAATGGATGCACCGGTTGTGAGTGAAGAGTTGGATTCAATGATGCGGTTAGCCGGACTAAAATAGTTTTCTAATTGTTTATAGTTTATAAGTAACAGCATGGATGTTGTTGTCTGTAATTTCCCCCCAATGTGGCCGTGGTATATTCCTGCTGCTCCTGGCATACTGTTAGGAGCATGTAAATGGTTGAACTTAAAATCTGATTTTGTTGATTTTGCTCAATTGCAGACGTCGGGCATCATTGATACGTATGAATGGGCAAAACACGTGACTGATAAGAAACCAAAATTAGTTGCATTTAGTTTATTTTCTTATCTCGCGAAAGATTACAGCGAACAAGTCGCAAGACATATAAAATCAATTGATTCCACAATTAAAATTATTGTCGGCGGCCCCGGAATAAAAAATGAAATAAACAGTACCAATTTATCCTATGTTGAGAATCTAATAGATACAAAATTAATTGATTATTACCACGATGGCGACGGCGAATATGCGTGGCCTAAATTCTTAATTGATTTTTTTAAATTAGAAATCGTTGTCAACGAAAATGATCTCGACACTCCATATTTCCCAGACTACAGTAGGTTTGATATAGATTATTATCAAAGTGCGGCAAACAAAAGAGGAGAATATTTGTGGATTCCGGTTACTGGGTCTAGGGGATGTGTACGTAAATGCACTTTTTGTGAAATTCATGAGCATTGGAAATTTACTCAAAGATCTGCAGACCATATAGCCGAAGAAATTAGACAAACATTAAAGTTTATACCAGAGGGAAATTTAAATTTCACTGATAGTTTGGTTAACGGAGTAATGCCTGAGTTTCACAAATTACTAGATCATCTAATAGAAATTAAAAAAGATTATCCTCATCTTCGATGGACAAGTCAATTTATTATCAGGAACGACAAAGTATGCGGTAAAGACTATTGGAAGAAAATTGCTGATAGTGGAGCATACGCTATACAAATTGGAGTAGAAACCGGAAGTGATAGATTACGTGCTGATATGCGTAAGCAATTTACCAACGAAGATTTAGATATAAGTCTGAGTAATATGCAAAAATACGGAATCACTTGTACCTTTTTAATAATTGTTGGTTATCCTACAGAAACTGAAGAGGATTGGAAACAAACATTAGATCTACTACACAAATACAAACATCTGGCTGGTAACATAATTAGATACATAAATTTGGGCGGTACAATGACAATAGATCCCGGGACACCAATATATAAAGAAGCCAAAGCAGGTAAAGATATTATCATATCCAAAGATGCAAAAGTTTGGTTTAATAAAAAAAATCCCGGCTTGACATTAAAAGAAAGACTTAGTAGAAGAAATCAAATTGAAGAACTAGCAAATACACTAGGATATCCATTATTTGTGGATAACCATATTATGAGAGATGAAATAGTTCAGACTATGGAAAAACATCAAAAAATTATCAAAATAGTTGAAGAAAAACTTTAAATGGATTAAAAATAATTAATTTTTGTTTGACAAGATAAATACTACTGTTATATAATTGCACGGTGCAGTTATGTATCTAGGCACACTAAAGACCATCTTAAGGAGAAAACATTATGGCAACATCATTAGCAGAAATTCGCGCAAAGCTACAAGCGCAAGAGACCCGTTCACAAGGCGGTCAATCACAAGGCGATAACGCCATCTATGCACACTGGAACATTCCAGAAGGTTCAAGTGCAAAAATCCGTTTCTTACCAGACGCAAACACAAGCAACTCTTTCTTTTGGGTTGAGCGTTTAATGATCAAACTACCTTTTGCGGGTGTTAAAGGTCAAGCGGATAGTAAGCCCGTAGTAGTACAAGTACCATGCGTAGAGATGTACGGAGAGGCTTGCCCAATCCTAGCAGAAGTACGCACATGGTTTAAAGATCCAAGTCTAGAAGAAATGGGCCGTAAGTATTGGAAGAAAAAAAGTTATTTGTTCCAAGGCTTTGTAAAAGACAATCCACTCGCGGATGACAAAACACCAGAGAACCCAATACGCCGGTTTGTGATAAGCCCGCAGATTTTTAATTTAATCAAGTCTGCACTAATGGATCCAGAACTAGAAAGTATGCCGACTGATTATACCGCTGGTTTGGATTTTACTGTAACAAAGACTAGCAAAGGTGGTTATGCAGACTACAGCACTAGCAAGTGGAGTCGCAAAGAGACTGCGCTGACAGCATCGGAGCAAGCAGCAATTGATGCACACGGTTTGTACAACTTGGCAGACTTCCTGCCCAAGCGTCCAGGTGATGTTGAACTCAAAGTGCTCAAAGAAATGTTTGAAGCATCAGTTGATGGTCAAGCATACGATCCGGATCGCTGGGGTCAGTATTTCAAGCCTAGCGGCTTCACTGCTAAAGGTGGAGATGATAATACCGGCGGTACACCAACTGCCAAGGCAGCACCAGCGGCAGCTCCTGTACCTGTAGAATCTGCTCCGTTTGATGCAGACGAAGACGACGTACCAGTGGCTACTGCACCTGTTGCTGCTAAACCTTCGAGTCAAAAGGCAGAAGACATCCTAGCAATGATTCGCAATCGCGCAAAATAAGGTTGTAACAGATGTTATCGCAACTAGATAACATTATTTTCCCGGACCGTTGTGAGGTACTAGAAATTGCCCCACAACGGTTTGTTTATCCAATTTATAAAAACGGTAGTAGTAGTTTATACAATTCTGGATTTAGAATACTAGATTCTGCAGAATTACCAAATTTGGATACAGTGGAAATATTTGTTAGAGATCCTTTTGACAGATTTCAATCCGGTATAACTACCTGGATACAACACAACTCTCCTACTTACGACAAAGCAACACTGTTATGGGTAGCCAATAATCATTTATTTTTAAATCGACATTTTTGCCCACAGTTCCATTGGCTAGTTAATCTACGTAGGTTTACAGCAGCAAAAATAAAAATTAATCCCATATCTGAATTATCAAGTATAACTACATTACACGAAAACGCAAACGAAAACAAAATTCAACCTGGCGAATTATTTTCACCCAAGGCTCAATTTTATTTGCAAATAGATAAAGTATTAACAGAAACCCTAATAGGCCAAACTGTAGAGTTTGCGGAAATTATGCAAGTAATTAAGGATCGTTATCCAGCTGTGTATCAAGAAGTTATACAGCGGTCAATAAATTTAGGTAATATTCTTTTATGCAATGTCCTCGTTTAGATCATTTTGTAAGATTTAATCCTAACGGTACTGTTAGCCGATGTGGTCACATGGTTAACGCACCGCAGTTTGACTCATTACAGGCAATGGAAGATAGTGAATGGCTATATAAAACAAAACAATTAATATGGCCCACTGAATGTATACGTTGTAGAGAAACCGAAGCATTAGAACAAGACAGTATCAGAGTACACTCTATTAGATTTCATCAACAACAAATTCAACGAGATTACTTAATTGTTGGCGGAGTACTTGATAATATATGCAATAGTGGGTGTTTGACCTGTGACGAAAATCATAGTACAAAGATTGGCAGTTTGATATCAAAAACATACCCAATAATTGATAATGCAAATCGTTTTTGGCAGTTGCCAGTGAATCGCATTGTTAAATTAGATATCAACGGCGGGGAACCTAGTGCCAGTAAAAATTATCTGAATGTATTACAGAATTTACCATCAAGTGTTCAAGAAGTACGCATTAATACAAATTGTTCGATTGTGATTGAAGAAATTAAAAATTTAATTAACCGTGGAATCAAAGTTGTTGTTACAGTTAGTCTAGATGGCTTAGAACAAACACATGATTATGTACGTTGGCCTATTAAATGGGATAAGTTTTATAATAATCTAATGACTTATAAAAACTTAAAAGGCCTAGAACTAAATACCTGGACTACAGTTAGTGCATTAAATATTCATGACTTTACATCAATTAAAGAATTTGTTGCCGAGCATCAAATAGCACATTCGTATGCATTTTTGCATTACCCGGATCCCATTAATATAAAATATGCAAACATGTTAACAACCCCATATAAGAGTTTGTTTCCTGACAACATAGCAGTTGATCGTAATAATCAAATTGAACTAGATGAATTCGTAAAAACTCAAAAGGAGCTACGTCAACTTAAATGACTAGAATAGCAATCACAGGACATAGTGCTGGTATAGGCCAAGCACTAGCAAAAATATATGAAGCACAAGGACACGAAGTCGTTGGTCTAAGTCGTCGTAACGGATATAACATTAGGAGTATTCCTAAGATAGTAGAAAAGATACGGGACTGTGATATTTTCATCAATAATGCACAGATTGGATTTGTACAAACAGAATTACTTTTTGCTATCTACAAAGAATGGCAGGATGTAGAAAATAAAAAAATTATTAACATCAGCACCATGATGACTCTAGAACCCGTAAGTTGCCTACCTGGTATAGAAATGATTGAGTACCATAATCAAAAATTAGCATTAGAAGAAGCACATAGACAGCTACTACATCTACACAGTTGGCCTAAGCTTTGCTTAGTGAAACCCGGAGCCGTAGCAACACAACCAGGACAAACAAGTCCAAGACCATTTGCAGATGTTAATGCGTGGGCAGAAAGATTAGTTAGTATACTAGATTCTGGACCAGATTTGGAGGTAGGTGAAATTGCGTTAGGTGTAAACTATCCGTGAAAAGTAAAGAATACTTGACTAATCGTAATTTTTGCCCAGTACCGTGGACTGGACTGATGTATAACTGTGATGGTAGTATCAAGAACTGTATTAGAAGTTCTGCACCAATTGGTAATATACACGATCATCCCGTTGAAGAAATTGTAAACAATGTAAAGAATATTCATACACGATTTAATATGATCATTAACGAGCCCGGACCCAGGTGTTCTCCTTGTTATGATTTAGAAATTGAAAAGAATAGTTTTGACATTATTAGTGATCGAATATTTTACCTTAAAGAACTTAAATCAGTTTCACTTGATACCTATGATGAACCAATCACTTTTGATCTGCATACAGTTGATGTGCGTTGGAGCAATCTTTGTAATTTTTCCTGCGTAT